ACCCCGTAGTCCACGATGAGCCTGTGTTGGTTCATCACGGGTTCGAGGGTGTCGATGATCCGTCGTTCCTTCTGGGTGGAGTGTCTGACCTCTTCCAGAGTCACGGGGTAGGTCTTGGTGACGTAGGGGGTCAACAGTTTGGTAAACATGCCGTCACCGAAGTTGGATTCGATGATGATCTTGTTGACCTTCTGTTCCTTGGCGATGTCTGCCAGCCGTTGCAGGGTTCCCTCTTCGTATCCACCTGGAAGTCCACCTGCGGCTGTGATCAGGATTTGCCCGTGGTGGGTCTTGGCGACCGCGTAAGCGGTTTCGTCTGCACCCCGACCCGAGGGGTCGATTGCCATCACGGAGCCGCTGTAGGGCTTCCAGTCGCCCTGTACCTGCATTGGGCGGTAGTACCGGTCTCCGGCGAACCCCACGCATGGGAGATCCTTCCAGATCAGGTCAGGTGATGCGGCCCAGATGGCCTTCTCCGGAGCTGTCTCAGGGTTCAGGTGCATGACCACAAGGTCACTGAGTTTGAGCGGATATCGGCTCTGGTCACTCAGGCTCGTATCCAGCATGAACTGGAGGGCAAACCCAGATCGACCGTAGGAAGCCTCACGTTCCAGCAGGTCATGCTCGTCGAATCGCTGGGGATCTGTAGGTTTGCCGTAATCGTCCTTAGAATCCCCTGAGAGACGCTTGACCATCGGGGCAAGGGTATCCTCCATCTTTTTCTGCTGCTTCTCAGGAGGGATTCTAGCGGGCCATATGCGGGTCTCGTATCCACGCTGGGGCAGCACGTTGTAGATGGATTGTTCGGACTGGGGGGTTCCGAGGTAGACCACGCGACCATCCGGTTTGAGAACCGCGTCGAACTCCTTGATGGACTCGGACAGTTTGTCCCGCATGGTCTGGGTCGCGGAGTTGTTCAGGGACTCCACATCGTCAGCCACGATCAGGTCTGCCCGTGCCCCTGTGATCTGTCCCGTGATACCTCGGGATGTCACGGAGGGAGCGTGACTGGCGGTCGCAGGGCCAACGTCAAAGGCGATCTTGGAGTTCCTCTGGTTCTCTCTGGGTCTGAGATGCTGAAGCATGGGCATCTCTGAGATCAACCTCAGGGTAAACGTGGAGAAGTCATCGGCTCTGGCCTTGGACGCTGAGACCACCAAGATGTTCCTCTGGGGGTCAAGCAAGAGCTGGTGGCAGACAAAGGCGGAGGTGATCCAAGACTTGCCGACCCCACGGAACGCCATGATGCACGACCGCTTGGGGCCATTCTGGAGGTAGTCCGCGATGTCATATTGGACAGGCGTAGGGTCTGGCAGACGGAGCTGCTCCCACGCCAGATACAAGAAGTTCCGAAAGTCGTGGATTCTCTCGTCCATCACCAAGTCTTACATGCCCAGTACCGAGGCTTGGTCTTGGGGCCGGGGTTGTCGCAGTTGTGACGGGCGCGGAAGTTGGCTCGTCTTCCAGGCTCATTCTTTCGGATCTTCATGTTGGGATCTCCGAACATCACCTTCTTGACTTTACCACCATCCTTGACGAAGACCTTGGACTTCTTTCTGCCGTACCCCGGCTCGCCCTTGCGAATCCGCATGACCTTGTTCAGGGGGACTTTCTTGCCTTTGTATTCAGCCATCTTATGCCTTCCTGATCTTCATCCTACGGCGACCGGAGGCAGTGATGGGGTACTTGACTTTACTGGGACCAGTCTTCTTGGCGATGACCGCTTGCTTTTCTTTCTTGGTCATCCGGTTGGCAATCTTACGAGGACGGCACACTGGATACTTCCGAGTGGACATCTCCTCGCCAGACCGCCCGCACTTTTTGCCAGTCCGTAGGTCAATCCAGTCTTCTTTGAACCACTTGGTGAGTCCGCCCGAGTGTCTAGCCATTTCTACGCCTTTTCTGGTGTCCAAGATATGCGAGTCCGAACAGGAACAACCCGTTACGGAACGGAACAATCATTGAGTTTTGTAGTGATGTGTCATCTTGCCAAGTGAACAACTCTGGGTCTGGTTCATGCCACTCAAAGGTTGTCAGAGGTGGAACATAAGACAGCAAGGAGTCTTCACGCTCCACGGCAGCACTCATGTAGGACAACCCTGAGGGCTTGGGATCAGGATCCTTTGGAGAACTGGGTGGGACGATGACAGGCGGCGAGTAAGCCAGAGCTGCACCGGTGTCTTCGGTCTTTGCCGCAAGTTGATTGAGCGTTGACTCCAGGCCCAAGGCCATATCAAGAGTCTCTTTACCGAGAACCGTGCCAAGCACTGCGACTACCAGAGATAGACGTTGGGCCTTGGTATTCAGCTTTTCACAGTTGCCCTTGCAGTCCAGAAGAGCCTTTTTTTCTTCAGATGCTCTCTTATTGCATTCAGGACAACTCATTAGCCCATCCGGTACTTTCCGCCACGCTTCTTGTAGGTTCGCACCAGCCAAGCGTTGGCATAGGCAGATGGATAGACATCGAACTTCTTCTTGGCTTCCGCCTTGACTCGGGAATACAAAGCCTTGTCGGTTGGGATCGGTTTCTTCTTTCCTACCTTACGCTTTGCCATTACTTACCAACCTTTCTCTGAGCCTTCTTATGGGCTTGACTAAAGGTGTCGCCCTTGATCATCAGTGACCGCATCATGTCCATGTGCTTTTTGGTGTGATGCTCTGAGTGACGCTTCATGGTGTCCTCTTGGCGTTTGGTAAGACCTTCGGCCTTTTTTCCAACCTTACGCTTTGCCATCGATCAGCCCTTTTTCTTTGGCTTGGTCTTCTTTGGCTTTGCCGCAGCTTTGGACTTCATCTTCCCGACTTTTCGCTTGCTGTGGTACATATCAGGCCCGCATTCCATTTTTCTTCTTGCCCTTCTTGATCTTCATCGTCCGACCGGCAATGACATCGGCTTGGGTGATTTTGTCTTTGGGTTCAGCAAGAGCCGCCAACCGGCGATCTTTTGCACTCATTTTCTTGTGCTTCATTAGATGGCTTCCTTCTCGATGCTGGGATCGAATGGTAAAGACCTGGCAAGGTTTGCCAGTGGTTCTGATTTGTTAGCAGATGCGTCAATTCCGTTGTCCTTGAGGAACTGACGGGCAACGCCGAGATCAGCAGCGGTAGCCTCACCTGACTCAATCCGGGCCAGAAGAGTTTCACACATACCGGTGTGCAGCTTTTTGAGTAGTTCTTCCATTAGATCCTCACCGTGGTTAGTTCAGAGGACACGGACAGCGTTAGGCCCGACTCGATATCACCTTGGGTTCCTGAGATTTCCAGGTACTCAGTGGGCGGGTGCTGCTTGTAGGAGTGAGACGAAGGAAGCGAGGTCAGAGCGAAGCGTTCTGCCAGATACCCCTCAACTTTCTCAATCTCCTCGGTCTCAATGGATCCGGGACCCATGATGATCTCAGCAATCTGCCCGTCAAAGTTTGCGGAGGTTCCCGTAGATGCCTGACCAGCAACATGGAAAGCGTTGGCATTGCTGAATGAATTAGCGTTTAGGGCAAAACCATCTGCTGCACCATCCACGCGAACACGACTAACAGAACTGTCTCTGTAGCCCGCAATAATGTAAGTGGTTCCCGATGAAATCGTTGTTGACCCCGTAACAATACCAGCGGCATTGCTTCCGATGTATTGCTGGATTTTGTTGTTAGCATCCACGCGAAGTAGGTAGTCATCAGCAGCACTGTGCTTTGCTAAAAGAGCCATGAAGGCGTTGCTTACATCTGGGTTCATAACAATAAACGTGTAGAAGTCGCCAGTGCCAACATCCATAGCGTCAAGGTCGCCGTAGTCCATGTGGTCAAGTTGGGTTCTGTTGAAGTCAAGGATGTCCAACCCATTCAAGGTGGTGACTGCGGGCTGGTCTCCACTGGCGGCTTGCACAAGGTTATTGCTGTTGCCAGAAGAGTCTGTCCAACTGCTTACCGAAACACCAGTGCCGCCTTGTTGCCAAGCCGTCAGGGTCGCATTCAGATTTGAGGGTGACCACAGTGCCATATCAGTCGCCCAAGATCAGGGACACGGTTCCGGTAGATCCACCGACACTGGCGAGGTTGCCCTTCATAAAAGGAAAGATGGTCACAGCCTTTGCGTCAGCAGCGGTGAAGCTGGCAACGTCAACGTAGTTGGTTCCATCAAGGCTTCCCTTGAGTGTCAGGGTTCCAGTGCGATCCCCACCGTAGACAGCTTGGACCAAGCCGACTTCGTTGTCCCGAAGGAATCGGGATTCGTAGACATCGCCATCACCGTTGGCGGAAACGCCATCGAGCAGTTTTACAATTTTCATGTTAGTTCACCTCATAGGTACTTCATAAGGAAAGAGACTGAAGCACCGATGATTGCGGATGCTCCAAGGAGCCAAGAGCGACTTTGCTCAAGGTTTCGGATTCGTTGGTCATGTTGCTCCAAGATTTCATCTTGGTGCTTCTGACGAGTCAGCATGGCATCGACCTTGCCTTCCAGGCGACCTAATGCCAGCATGATCTGATTACTGTTTTCCACCTCAAGACTCCAGCGTTGTGACTCGATCTTGGATCTCTTGCGAGACGTAGAGAACCTGAAGGAACATATTGTCCAGATCGTTCGCTTGGAGAGTGGCTCCGTTTGTGAAATCAACCAGACGGGTCGCTGAGGTGCGAGGTGTGACTCGTTCTACCACCACGTTTGCACTCGGCTCGTTGCCTGAAGTAAACGTGATGGACTGACGGTCTGCCGCCACGGTGTAGTGAGTCGTGATGGTCTTAGTGACCCCGCCGACTTTCACAACGATGTGTGAGGCATCCAGAGCTGTACCGCCAGTGAACGCGGTAGAGAACGTAGCCTGACTACCTGACAGGCCGGTGTAGGTGAGTGAGGCATCCGCCATTATTCTTCTCCAATCAAAGCACGAAGTTGAGACAGGCTCTTACCAGTTCGGAGAGCCTTACGGTTCAAGTTGTTGTTCACATCGTCAGTGCGAAGGTCATCAAACTCACGGAGGAGTTGCTTATATGCCTCGGCACGGTATCGAGACACCAACCGACGCAGAGCCTCAGCCCGAGGTGAGTCGTAGTTGGAGTTCGATTCTTCGGTGAGCCGCTGGTAATCGCGGGATCGGATCAGTCGACTCATTGCGTCACGCAGCGTCCGACCCTTGAGCTTGACCTTGCCATGAAGTTCTTGCCAACGGTCGTATGCAGTTTGACCCTTGGAGTTGGTGTAGTTGGTCAAGTCCAGTCCATTCTTACGGACACGCGGGCGAGAGATACCATTCCGCATACCAATCTTCATCAACTCCTCAGAGATGACATCTTCCTTGACCTCGGTGTAGGGGAACGGGTCGATTGCCAAAGGTCCGGTGGGACGAGTGGTGTTCTCTCCGAAGATGTTCCTGCGACCTTCCAAGCCTTCCGCAAGCCCAGGAATACGATTACGCATCGCATCGACGAGTCCTCGAACCTCTCTGATTTCGGAGTCACCGAACGCAGGCTTGAGTTGAGCGAGGAATGAGGGAACCAGCGAACCTGCGTACTGTTCCGCAAGTCCGGGGCCGAACCGCTCTGGTTCCGATGCGGCACTCAGAAGGTTGGAAATACCTTGGAAGAACGAACGGTTCTTATTGAACTGAGCAGCAGCAAAGACAAGTCCAGCGAACGAATTGCGAATTTCATCATCTGATTCTTCTTCGGCATAACTCGCTCCCTCAGCGAAATCAACGACGGCAGCCAAGAACCCAGCAAACGGGTCGAATCGTCGGTATGAGACATACTTGTCGCCAACGAGAATCGAATAGGGTTGCCATCCGGCCTCTTCGAGCAACGCACGGCGAGATGGATCTGTTGGACCGGTTCCAGTGAGGCGACCAGAGGCGTGCAAGATTGCGGCCCCTGAGACCATCATTGTTCCGGTTGCCATTCTTCCAACAAATTCAGCGCGGACCTGAGGATCGGATGACAGAAGATCCCTTCTGGTTTTTCGTGCAATCACTGAAAGTCCCTCAGTAGGAACAAATCGTTTGAAGAAGAAGTCCAGAAGGTTTGCAGGTGTTCTGACGAACGGGAGAACAAACCTCAATAGCGGAAGTTCGTTCACCGCTTTGTTTGCGGATCGTCCAATATCAATAACCCCACCGCGATCCTTCGTCAACGGAGTTGTGAAGGTGGCTTCTCTCGCTCGCCCCAGCCCTGTCTCAGCAATGTCAGCAAACTGCTTGTCGAAGTTCTTTGCCATGAACTCTTTGACAAATCTCTGATACTGATCGGGGGTATTCAACGGATCGAGTTTCAATCTCTTGGCCTCAATGTCCGCACGCTGAAGAAGGTTCTTCTCGTTGTAGAGCTGCCCGTTCTTAGTCACTCTCTCGAAACCATCAGCAACGAACACGGCGGCTTCATCGCCCTTGAGTCCACGGCGTACCGCTTGGTCATAGAGTCCAGCCTTGACCTCGGCACGGTAGTTCAGTTGCTTGAAGAACTCGTCTTCTGCCGCCAAGAATCTACTGGGGGTGTTGATGAT